TTGAAATTTGTCCATCTAATGTGGCCAGTTCCCTATTTAAATTCGAGATTGAATTTTTTACCTTTAGCTTCAGGCTATCAACATCATAATTATTGTTTACGATAGTTTGTAAAAATGTCATTTTTTCAAGGTGAGAAAGATCCAGAAAGAACACTGAAGAATTTGCAATGCCAAAATATTTGTTAATGATAACTTGTGCTTCTTTGTCTTCATAAAAACTACCAGCGTGTGTTACATTTAAAATATTTGGTTTTTTGGTTCTTTTAATCTTAAAATTTTTATATTCTATCTCAACCTCACAACTTGTCTTATTGAAAGAAACCAAATATTTATGCTTTGTCGCTCCATAAAGAGCAAACTGAATTGCGATTAAAATTGTTGTTTTTCCACGGCCGCTTGGACCACTAATTAGCGTTATTTCATCATCATCAAACTCAAAGGTCTGATTGGTATAACATCTAAAGTTTTTCAAAGTTAACTTCATCTTTATTATATTGAATATTTTTTAACCATTAAATTTCATTTTGTATATAATAAAGATGAATGCTTTAATCGATTTAAATAATTGCCGTGAATATATGACTATTAACATTGGTGGTAAAGACCATAAAGTTAAATTGGGTGGAACAATTAACGATCCATATTTTTGTGGTAAAGATGTATGTGATATTTTAGGTTACAAAGACTATAAAGATGCGATAAAAAAATTCACCGAAGAAGAGGACCGTTCTAATTTTTCAGAAATTGTGGATAAAAATAACCTCACCGTGGGGGGGGCAATTTGCCCCCCCCACGGTGAGGTTCAAATAGGCCATAAAATTTTTTCATTTAGAGAAGGTCAACTTCTTTATTTAAATGAAACAGGCTTGTATTCTTTGATTCTATCCTCAAAAGCACCTTTTGCAAAGGAATTTAAACGTTTGGTGTGTAAAACTATACTTCCAAGTATTCGAAAGTATGGTTCTTATCAAGTTGAATCTCAACTTGCCGACGCGGTGGCTCGGTTATCCATAAAAGATAGTAAAATAAAAGAGGTGGAAGAGAAAGTTAAACAAGCAGAAAAACAAGCTATGGTTGAACTTGAGGCTAGAAGAAAGGCTGAATTGAAAGCACAACGTATCAACAAATTTATGAGAAGATCAACCATAAAAGAACGAAAATTAGAATGGATCTATATAGCCACAACTAAAAAATACGCTAAAGAACGAATTTTTAAACCAGGGTCAACAGACAGGATAAGTAAACGTATATGTGGTTATACTACCGGCCACCCTAAAAAAGATTCATATTTTTATGTATGGATAAAAAAATGTTATAACGCTAAGGATCTTGATAACCATATTCAAAAAATGTTACATATGTTTAAATACAAAGAGAAATTTAATGATACAGGTAGGCACGAACTTATTCATGGTATAAAATTATCTGATTTAATTGCTATAATTGACTTTATTGTAGACAATTATGATGCAAGTATTGACTTTGTAAACAATTTTATTACTACAAGGTTAGATGAAAGCTTAGATGAAGAGGATCCCGAACCTGTTCCTCTAGATATTAAAAAATTAACATATCATATTGGTGACCACACAGAAACTATAGATCTTGAGGAGGAAGAAAGCGAATCTATAAGAGATGCTTTTGATGATATTTTACTTACATTAAAGGAACAACGTGATCGTAATACAGATGAACCAGTTGTTGTACAGAGAAAAGATCTAATGAGTCGACTATCAAACACGACTCATGGTAATAAAAAAGATCTATGGAATCAAATCAAAATATTTACAGGTTGGACCAGTTCTAAGGTTGAAATAGACGATGGACAATTTAAATATAAAATAGTATACTAATGCTTATTTTAACTTTATATTAAAGTTAACCTTGTTCCTTTGATACCCTTTTGGGTATAAAAGGAAAAATGGGAAGGGATAAAGGTTGTTGAAACCATTATTTTTTAGGAGATGTATGTTGTTGTGGAACTCTCTTTAAATAAGAGTTCTTTGATTCCTTGGCATGTTTAAAGTTACATCCAGCATCGTTTTTATTTTCAATTTCCAAGGTACCATCGGGGTTTACTTTTACCACTTTAATTTTTTTACATTTTTCTCCAAAGTTGCATTCTTTAAGGTCGGAATAGTCATGAGCGAAGCGACATTGTTTTCCATGGAAGCATTTAGCCTTTTTAAGTACAGACAAACAGAAACGGGTTGGTTTAGATGGTACACCATCTTGTGGTTGTTGTTTAACCTTTTCAGACAGAACAGTTGGTTTAGGTTGTGGTTGAGCTGATTTTGTTTTCTTTTGTTTTTTGGATTTAGGTTGTTGTTTAACCTCAACTACTTCCTTTTTCTGTGGTGGTGGTAGTAAGGCAGCATAATTTAAAACCCCGTTTACCAACCGATTAGTGTCGCCAACGGTGTTGGTTTTATCCCACCATGTTTTTGGTTTTGCAAGAGTTGGCGATGTTTCGGTACTTTTTGTGGGGCTATTCATCCAAGAAAAAAAAGGTTTAATTTTTGGAACCCTTTGTTTGGTGATTGGCCTGTATTCTTCCTCCTTTTCTGGAGGTTGGTAGTCCTCTCCATTGGTGTCGTCAAAGTCCTCTTCGTATGGTTCGTAGTTGTCGTAAAATTCTTCTTCGTAATCACTATCAGAATCGTAGTGTTTGGTATAGTTATCTCTCTCTTCTCCTCCTCTCAACATTGATAGTTTAGAAGCCATTGTATTATTTATTATTTTAACTATTTTTATTTTAATTTTAATCAATTTTCTGCATTTTAGGACAAATTGTACCATATTCGACTCTAATACCCGCTTGATGCTCGATATGAGATACTTGTAAAGGTGTTTACCTTTCGGTCCTATGGACCGAAAGGGATATAATAAAGATGAGTACCAGCAAAAAATACGTGTTTCGAGAAACTAGACACATTAATGGTGGAAAAAACCTAGAAGATTCCATATCTAAAAGAAAGGGTAAAATTAAACCCTCTTCAATATTTGGAAAGTGGTTCCAAAGTACCGATGATATGTGGTACTTGTATGCCTTACTATTTGGTTGTATCGGTTTACTGGTGTTGGTTTTGATACATCGAAAGTTAACCAGACAAAAGGGTAGATGGACCAAAAATTTAAACTTGAATAATATTTATATGTTTAAAGGTCAAACAAGACCTCTTGAAAACAAATCTGAATCTAGTGGGGAAATCGAATGTAGAAGGTTTCTTGAAACCATATTTCAGTCTCCGTTTCCAAAGGCTAGACCCGACTTTTTAAAAAATCCAGTTACGGGAAACAATTTAGAAATTGACTGCTTCAACAAAGCTTTAAAATTAGGAGTAGAATATAATGGTCAACAACATTATAAATTTACATCCTTCTTTCATAAAAATGTTGAAGCTTCTACCAACCAAAAATATCGAGACGAGCTTAAAAGACGAATGTGCCAAGAAAACGGTATAAATTTAATAGAGGTTCCATACACCATAAAATTAAGCGATATAGGACCGTTTTTGCATCTAAAATTAAAACAGCTTGGTTACATCAATTAATACTATGTTGCTAATTCGAAATTTATACTTTTTATTTTTCAACAAAATTTTTTAGTTAATAAATATGCCAAGTGTACCTCCAAATACATATACTATCAATAACAAACTATATTATTCGGCCGACGAACTAAAATCTTTTGATCCACTTTTTTTCAAAGGTTGCGGACCAAGTATTCGAGGTGTAATCAAGAAATATGGTGTATCCCACCAAGATCACTTGTACGCAATGAAACTAGAAGATAATCCGCTTGTGGTTACTTCGAAGGTTTTAAAAGCCAAACTGTTTCTTTCTGAAGAGTGGTCTAAATCCAACCTACCTTCTCTAAATTCAAACCGTGTATATAAATATGATCCTTTACCACCCTTAATAGAACTTGAAGATTCTGAAAAATTTATGGACGATGGAGGCAATCTATACAACGTTGAAACGAGAGGAGAAAGAAGCGAAGATAGGGTGTTTTTTAAGGCTAAAGATATTTCCAAAGTATTTGATATGAAGAACCTTAACAAGGTTACTTTATTTAATAAAGAAAGAGGTTATTCCACACCTTTACATTATAAAATATTTTCTGTTCCATCAATTCTAATCAATGATGAGAATGCATCAAACAACAGTAATAGCGGTAGAGTAACCTTTCTAACATATGAAGGTCTATTAAAGGTCATCTATACCTCTCGAGGTAACCCAATTGTCGAAAGGTTTAGAAAATGGGCTACGAAAGTGATATACACGGCTCATCTAGGCACTCAAGAACAACGAGAGCAACTCTCCAAGCAAATCAAAGGTGGAGCAGACCCTGAATCTGTTAAAAATGTTTTAAAGTGCAATGTAACCTCTACTCATTGTATATATTTGTTTTGTTTGGGTGGTGTTAACGACCTTAGAGAAAACGAAATTTTCAAAGAAGCCCTAGGTTCAAAGAACTTTAAAAATTCAGATAAGGTTTACAAGTATGGAAGAAGCATAGATTTGTGTAGAAGAACCGGTGAGCACCGCAGGTCTTGGTCACCATTAGAAATAAAACTAAGTAAATATGCTTACATCGACCCACAATATACATCTAAAGTAGAACTTGACCTTAAAAACTATCTTTCAGATGATTTAGAGTGTCAATTTTTAAAGGTTAAAGGACCAGATGGTCAAACCACAAACGAAATAGTGGTCCTATCAAACCAACAATTGAAACTTTTGAGCGATAAATACGTAGATTTATCGAAGGAGTATGGAGGATGCCTAACAGACATCACAAAAACTAATATAGAATTGGAGAGGAAACTTGAAACCTTAAATTTAATACATACATCGGAAATGGAAAAACTACAACACGCCGTGGAATTATTAAACGGGAAAATTGAATTAAACGAATCAAAGCATCAAACAGACCTTAAAAACAAAGAAATAGAAATATTACAGTTAAAAATGGAATTAATGACCATAAAACATTAAATTAATTTTTAATGCTTACATTAAGCATTAAAAAATGAGCATTAAAAAATGGTTAACAATAATTTTTGCATTTGAAACATTTTATGGTGCATCAGACATTGCCATAACAATGAATTTTTTAAAAATAGAAAAAAGTTATGGTTTATATAACTTTATAAAAGAGAATAGTGGATTAATCCACTATTTTAATTTAATGGTCTAAATAACCATTAAATTAAAATTTGAAACTTTTCCGTGGGTAGTACCCTTGCCCAACTTTTTTAAAAAGTGGATTTGGTCTTTTGTTCCTAATATTCAGGTCTGTTTTTACCATTTTCAGAATCCACTTTTTGAAAATTAGAAATTTTTTGTCTATGTGATGGTTCGAAGCACCATCCTATTTCAATCTCAATTTTTTTGATTCTTTGGTTGAATCGTTCCCTATCTAACGCTGAAGTTTCCCATGGTCCCTTTCGATCTTCTCTTTCGATGTAATATATTACTGGGGTCAGGTTAAAATCCACCTTTTTTGTTCTAACACCGTCAGAATTGATAGTAACCCTTTCACCGACGAAAGAGTTAAACTGCGAAGTATGCAGTACACCTTTGAGCTGGTTCATTTATTATTAAAAATTTAAAATTTTTTAAAGCTTTAAAAAGCTTTAAAAAATGATAAACATATATATTAAAGATCGTTAAGGTCAAGATCTTCATCAAGAATTTCATCGTCGGTATTGTATGCTTTTTTAGGTTGAGGGTTACTTTTTTTTTTCAATAAAGGCTTTACCGGACCATTACCTTCTTCGTCATCAGAAGGACCAAAGTCTGAATCAACAACCGCCTTTTTAGGCTTCTTTTCAACCTTTTTCGGTTTTTCAGGTTTATTTTTTTTAGGTTTAACTTCCTCCTTTTCTTCTTCGGTATCAGCATCAAAATCAGAGTCGATTTTCTCCGCTGATTTAACCCTTTCTTTTTTGGCTGTTTTATCCTTTACGACGCTGTTCTTAGGTTTATGAGCGCTACAATGAGTAGCCCCACCCTTAGGTTTTGTGGTACATTGTTCACCAGTTTTAGCACCCACTACAAAAATATGCTGACACAAGTCCTTGGTTTTCGGAATATTTTTTTTCGTTGTTTTGGTTGCTTTGGTGGTGGGAACATTCATTGTATCGACTGGTTCGCACGATGCACTTGTATCTTTGATTGTAATATTCATACCTGTTAGGGAGTGCCATTTTGCAATGGTTTCGGAAGAAGGGACGCTGTAGGTTTTTTCTAACCACATTGTAAGCTCACCGATAGGTTGAGCGATAGTTTTCATAATTTCCATAATAAGAGTCATAGTTGCGTTTATTTAGATCTTTTTTTCGAGTAAAATTTCAATTTTCTGCAAAAGTCCACCAACAGCGTAATTGTTCTATTGGACTGGAATCACGTCTTTAGTTTGATATGATTGGTGCTTTGTAAGTCGCAAAATTGGTATAAAGTAAGAATTTTTAATGCTTTTTTTAAAGCATTAAAAATTATTTAGGTAGAAGTTAATCTTAAAATATTTCTTTAATTCTTCTCGGGGTTATTAAAGCAATCTTCAACCAAAGAAAAAATACAAGTTTTTGAATATCTATTTAGGTTAATTTGGAGTTTACGTTAGCTTATTGCCTGGTTTCTGGTCGAAGTTAATCTTAAAATATTTCTTTAATTCTTCTATGGGGTTATTAAAGCAATCTTCAACCAAAGAAAAAAATATAAGTTTTTGAATATCGTGTATTTTAATGGTGTCTATACGATCATAAAAGGATGTTTCAAATTTATCATAAGAGAAGACGTCTTCCCAACCACTACATAAGAAATAATAATTATCGCTACCAATTGTCAACGTTTTATAAGGTCGTTCGTATCCATCCAAATCCGCTTGATTATAAACAACTACTTTTATCGCGGATTTTTTATTTTCCAATGTAAGAACTTCCTTTATTCTTTTCTCTTCTTGCTCTCCTAGGTTATGGTCGTCAAAGAAGGCTAAACAGCTTTTAATTTGTTCAGCTCTTTCTTCTGGGTAATCGTCAGCAAAGAATAGTTCAATTTTTTGGTTAGGCATTGTCACTAGTACAATATATAATTTTATGGTTAAAAATCAGGATAAAATCATATTTCTGCAACCTGGTTGAAACGCACTCTTTTCTGTCGATCTTATACTAAACCCAACTACATTACGAAGGGGAAACCCACCATCCCGCCTGTTAATGCTCCCCAACTCTATGTCAGCCCTATAGGCCGGCCTAGTTGTAAACCCAACTACATATAAAAAATCCAATAAATAAATGTTACAAATGCAAGAGCTAAGCGAAGCTTTAGATGAAATAGAATCTGAGCCTTCGAAAAATACTAAACTTTCAAAGTTAAGACAGTCCTTAGAAGAGGACTATAAAAAAAGGTTATTGGAACATGTCGATAAGGATGATACCAACCTTTTAAAAAACTATTTTAACAAACTTTTGAATTTGGACAATCTGACCACGACCAATGTTACAACCGAATTAACCAACTATATGGAGGATTCAGACAATGAACCAAATACAAATTTGATTAAAAATATAATGGATGAAGTAACCTCCAAAAAAATATCTATAGACGACTTTTCAAACTTTATGGAAGGTTTTCTGAACCAAAACTTTCCCATAGATATTTTTTATAAAAATTATTATAAGAAGAGACCGTTACCATCTTTAGATGATGAGTCTAAACCATTACCATCAAAAGTCGATTTATTTGGAGAGATGACTAGTAGTGAAGAAGAGAGTAGTAGCAGCAGTAGCAGTAGCAGCAGTGAAGATGAAGAAGACGAAGAAGACAGACTTCAGAAGGTACGCCAAAGAATCGAGGAGAAGAGGGAAGATCCCAGACTGGTTCAAGTTATCGAACCGGTACCAGAGAAACGATGCGGTAAAGTTGCTGTAATCAAAGATTCTCCGGTACCAAGACCAAAAGTACCAGAACCTAAACCTATTGCGGATAAAATTTTCTTTGAAACTATGGCTGATTTGACCAAAAAAGATTGTGAATTTTTATATAAAAAAATACCTTGGGTTAAGGATATCGTAAACCATATCTATATTCATCCATTAGAAGGTGAATTTGAAGATGTGATCGACTACAACGAATACATTGAATACGACGGTAAGAAATTTTACCAACCAAAGCAAAAGTACTACTCTATTCAGTGTCACTCGAATAAAGTTCAAAAAGGTCACGAATTGACCATAATTAAAAATGGAGAAACCCACAAATTAATGGTTGCTGTGGACACGAATACCCGAGGTATTGTATTGCAAAATGAAGACATGTTAAAGGCTGAAATTGACTATGTTCGTGTATGGAACCAAAACAAAAATGAACACATCAAAGAGCTTATGAGGAACAAACCAAACGAAGATATGGTTTTATTGGCTAAATTTGACCTTTCAAAAGCTTTACAAGACGCTATAGGCGGAAACGTACCTATAGCATATAGATCGGGTAATAGCGAATTTATTGAAAACGTGGTTAGAACAATCTATAAAAATTCAAATACAGGAGAATCATTCGTTAGGTTACTCGCAAACATTATAATTTTTTTAAAAATCAATATAAGTTTTATAACTAGTTCGGTCTTTATAAAACGACTTAGAGAACAAATTTATTTACCTGGTACACTACCCTTCTTAACCGACGCTGATAAATTACCGGAAATATTTATGGTTAAAAATGTGCCTGAAAACACTCGAAACTTTGTACTGGAAAAGTTGGAAGAAGAAAGGTTACACTTTACCAAGAATTTCTTTGAAAATATTCACATAGGTTCGTCTATGCTTAGAAAACCGACCAGACCAATTTTATGGAACAAACCAACCATGCAGATAGAGTTACCCGATTTAAAAAGTATATGTAAAAATAGGGATCAAATTGAGGATGAAAACGACGAGGACATTGTGTTCTATACCGACCTCGACGAAGTGTATTGTTTTAACGTGTACAAGCTCTATGATTTGTTTCGAAAAGAGGATGTTCCAATCAATCCCTACACTAGACAACCCTTCTCAGACAGATTTATACAGTCATTCTTAACTAGGTATGCGAGCAAACCTCTAGTAAAAAAAATAGAAGAAGAAGAACACGTTGATTTGACCACGAAATTGGAAAATTTAATCGAAAAAGAATTAAGTTTTCTAGAAAACAGTTTAATAGAGACAGAGAACCCTGATTTTATCGAAAGATTTAAAAGTTCAATTGCACCACAACAAGAGATGAAAAAGAGGATTTCTAGGGTCGATGGGGGTGGTGAAAACAGGTGTTTAGAATGCAAAAAAGAACTTGGGTCCGATAAGATCACATCTGTCTTTAGAAACAAACAAGTATATTTTTGTGGTTACGATTGCCTTGAAAAAAATAAAGCTTTTAAATAAATTTTTTATGCTTTTTTATGTCTTTCTTCTGGAACATCTCAGTATGGAGTGATTGAATTTGACACTACGATTGGGGATTTGGCCGATATAGGAATAAATTCTGGTGTTGCTGTGGTTAAAAAGATAACAGATATAAAGTTAGCAGCTGGTGCAAATTCTACCTTAAAAGGAACAGACACAACTGGCACCGTAAATAATATATTATTTACGGTGCCAGTATGAGTATGACACCGACTAACACTTTAAACAGTCAAATATCATATTTTAATGGTTCATCTTTCGCTTTCGTAGAAAACACAAGTAGTGGTAACTTTCCAGCTGTGTCCAAGAATGGTACGCTATTGACCTTAATACACGCATTTCATATTTGATTATATGTATAGGTCCATCTTCATCCGTAGCAACCAACATCGAGAATTACAATCAGACAAATGACATAAAAACAACAGTAAATAAAACAATGGTAGTCAAGGAGAACTTTTGTGGGGCATGTCTCACTATTCCACTGGCATTTGCCGGCGCCGGTACAGCAATCGGTGCAGAAAAACAAGCCAAAATTAAACAATGGGCAATAATTTTTACCGTGGTCTCTGTTTTGCTCACAGTTTACTTTGTATATGTCAAAAAGTGTAGTACTTGTAAAATTCGTTGAAATTAAAGTATTTGTCACCTTTAAAATTTTAATAATAATATTATTATTAAAATTTATTTTAAGTTCTTCTTAACCTTTTCATAAAACAAAATTGATACGTGTTCGAAAGGGTCAAAAAACGGTTATAATAAATATGAGTCCTGTGGTTACTCCAATATTTCCAAGATCTAATGGTGGTTCAATGGGACCAGAAAACCTACCGATTAGAAAATTGGAATCTAAAACAAATATTTTGAACTCTGGTGGGTTTGCACCACATTCTCATCACCACGAATACCATCACCCTCATCCACACCATTCGTTGGGTGTCGTTAATAATGTTCAACCACCGCCATTAAACTGTATTAGTATCGCTCAACATATTGACACGTGTCCTATCTGCAGTCGTCTATATGACACCGATAAAACATTGTACATTTTAGCCATTATCGGACTGTTAATTTTATGTTTTTTAATGGCTCGACGTATAGTTAAATTGTAAAAAAATTTTTAATGCTTTACACAAGCATTAAAAATTAATATAGAAGTAATTTTCTAGTCAAAAAATTTAAGTTTAGATCGTACGCACACCCTGGATAGATCCAACCTAAACCAGTCGAATCTAAATTTGGCAAGTTTTCAAGGTTAACTTTATCCATATTATCAATTGAAATTTTGTACACGTAGCAGTTGCCCAATAAAATTTTAAACAATTCGGAATCTTTTAAGGTTACATTTAACCCTGTTTCTTCAAACAGTTCACGCTCCGCACAACTCTTTGGATTATCATCGTAAGGTTCCATGGAACCTTTCGGTATACCCCAACAACTGTTATGAGACTGGGTTACAAGAATCTTACCTTGGTGCCAGACAAATATGCCTGCTTTTCTTTTTTCGAAAGGGTGTTGAGTAGCAGAATCTGCGGATTGATTTTTTTTACAAATTTTTAGATTACAACAACCTTTAATACATGTTATATTTTCCATCTTCTTCTTCTATCGTGTCCGGCACCGAGCGGCTTTGTGAAAAATATATTTTCCATTATTCCTTTATTTTTTAAAAAATTTTTCATTTTTTAAACTCCTAGGAGTTTAAAAAATGGATTTGGGATAGGGATTTGGAATTAATGGTTCTAGTCACTTTGAGATATTTCACTTTCGCTAGCTGAGGCGTAATGGGCTTGAACCTTCTTTTTTGGTGAAGATTTTTTTATGGCCTTTCTCTTTTTTACCTTAGATTCTTTTTCCTCTTCACTGTCAGTGTCGAAAACAGACTTTTGTGGTGACTTTTTGACTGGGACTTCTTCCTCGTCGTCGGATTCCGGGGCGTCCTTCTTTTCAACTTCTGCTTCACTTTCGACATCTTCCTCTTCTTCGCTTGAATCATACGTCTTTTTCTTTTTCGGAGCGACTTTTGGACTCGTTATTGGAGACGTTTTTGCCTTTGGTTTGGCTTTGTGAGCGCTACATCGGTCGTTTCCTCCCTTGGGCTTTGTTGTACACTGTTGATTACGACGTTTTCCGGCAATAAAGAGGTGTTGACACAACTTAGGGTCCAATTGTATGTTATTGACGTTTTGATTCTTGTTTTTAATAGCAATGGTTTGATCGGCCACTTCTTCACAATTAACGACGTCTTCTTCTATGGTTATTTTCATACCAGTAAGAGAGTTCCACTTTGCAATGGTATCGTTTACTGGCACCTGATGTTCTTCGTAGAGCCATTTGGCGAGATCGCCAACAGGCATAGTTAGAGATTTAAGAAAATCGTTTAGTAAACTCATCGTACAAGTTTATTTAACCATTATTTTTTCAGGTTAAAATCAATTTTCTGCGTTGTGGGAGACGTTGTCCACATTTTACCCTTCTTGAATTTTTTTAAAATGATTTTATCCATAAAAAAAATATTAATTAATAAACTAATAAAAATGGCGCTTGTAGTCCCCACAGATGGTGCTGTTTTGGCAAAACTTAAAAAGGATTTAACCATTAAA